GAGACATAGCAGCTACATCTTTATTAACTTCATATAAACTTTTCCAACCTTTATATTCAGTATCATTTTCATAATCAATTACTGCATTACCTTCGTTGTATCCTATTCTCCCACCGTTAGCTGCGTTTTGATATACATCAATCATTTCTGTAGGTGAATATTTTCTTGATGCAACTGTTGGTGCAAAATTAAAATTAGCGGCCATTGCTTGTTTTTGATCTAATAAATTAACAGCTTTTTTATATTCAGCTAAATCTATTCCTGTTTGATCGTTTGGTGTTCCCATAGTACTTGCGTCTTGTCCACCACCTTTAGTAAACAAACCTGCTCCAAGACCACCAACTATTGGTACAATATTTTTTCCAATTAAATTAGCAACGTCTCCACCAATAGTATACGTTTCATCTTTTCCTTTTGAATCTTTTCTGGTTCTTTCATCAGTAATAACACCTATACCTTTTCCTAATATAGAGTCTTCAAAATCACCTCTCTCTCCAGTATTTTTATATGTATCATATCCTAAGTATGCTGCGGTTGCAGCTAGTAATGGATTCTCTTTAATTGGATCCATAATATTTTCTTGGAACCATGATCCAATACCATATTTTTTTCTACCATCTAGACCCATGATACCACCATACGCTGCCATCTGTCTGTCAGGTAAAACTGGTCCTGTAGGTTTAGGTTGAAAAGGATTAACTGGTTTTGTAGGATCATTTGGTAATGGATTGCCACCAGCCATTTGTCCCTCAGCCATTGCTTGATCTAAAAATTGTTCAAGAGTCATAGGTTCTATACCTTGCTCCATCATGTCATCAACGTATTTTAAATACTCTTCTTCTAATTGAGCCATTATCATTTTTTCCATCTCTTGTGGAGATTTAGGGCCTTCGTTACCACTATACTTTATAGATGGTGCGTTAGTCTCTAGCTCTTCTGAAATTTGTATATCTTCTATTCCCATGGTTTTGTCAGTTTACTTTGTTTTTGCGAACAAATCAAGAGCTGGCATGATAACTGTTACGTCTCTCTGCACGTCCTCTTTAGGTATATTAGCAGCTTTTAACGCTTCTTCAGTCTCGTAGACTTCTCCTGTTTTCTTGTTTTTAATTGTTGTTATTATCTTTTCTGGTGTTAACATTTTTACTTCACTCATTATGTTGTTACCTCTTTCTTAATGTTTAGATAGCTAATAGCTACATCAAACGAATCTGTTGTGCTTGCTTGAACTGTAAAGGTTTTACCACCTTCTACTATTAGCGGTTGGGTTAATAATTCTGTTGTAACATTAGCCGTAAGTGCTGCAGATTTAATAGCTGTAATACTATTGTTTATTACAGTCACGCTTGGTGTACCTGCTGATGTAACTAATATTGATTTAATAACTATAGTCTCATTGACTGCAGGAATAGCTGACCCTAATGGTGTAAGTAAACTACCACTTGTACTGTTGTCTATACCTATAAATTTATACTGATTTACTACTGCCATTAATCTAAAAAGAAACTTCTAGCTTCTATCTCCTGTTTTAATTCTTCTTGAAATGTTGTGTTTAATTTTTCTAACACTGCATCTAAGTCTCTAACCAAAGACTGTGCTACATCTTCTTCGTACTCTGAGCTTGCTCTAGTTAATGTCTGTACTATTTTAGCCATTATATTCCTAACATATTTTTTAACACATTATATCTATTTCGTTCTGAGTCAGTAATATTACCTAACTGTGATTTTTGTAGTAATGATATATACTCATCATAATCAGCTGTTTGGTTTTCAAGAGAAGCTAATCCTTCTCCATCGCCACCGTTGTTAGTATTTGTATTTGTAGTTGTATTAGATTTTTTACCACTAAAATTATTACTTAATGAATTTTTAATAGAATCTGTATTAATTCCAAATGTATCTGCTATTGATGACACTGTTTGTAAACCTTTTTTTGTTCTATCATAAGTAGTTAAACCTAATCCTATTTTACCTGCTAAAGTATGTGGACTTAAAACTGATGCTATACTTAAAATTTGTTTTGCACGATCAAACATAGTTTTTTTATTTACTGTAGGCGCAAACGTAGGTGTAAAATTATCAAAAGGACTAAATTTTGTTTTTGTTTGTGCTGCTCTGATTGAATTATTAGTATTTAAAGTTTGTACAAAATCTCTAGCAGCGTTTTGCATTTGTTTACCAGTAACTGTAGATGTTTTTGAAGTTCCTGATGTTGTATGTGGGTTGGGTCTATCTTTATCGCCATCACTAGATGATGGTCCATCACCAAAACCCGATCCCGCGCCAGCATCTCTTCCACCACCTTGAAACCCAACTCTTTCAACTAGTTTTCCTAATGCGTACATCTGTCTAGCTTGTTGTAATCTTGTAATTGCCATTATAAACTTGCAATGCCTCCTTTAGAAAAAAAACTTGCTGTGTCATCAGTAGCATAACCACCTCTATTCCTATCAGAAATATCAGCAGCTCCACCACCTCCACCTCCACCACCATTATAAGATTGATTTGAAGTCATAGTGTTTTTAGCTTTTATATCAGCTGCTTTTTTTTCTTCAGCTAATTCTTGCATCATTGCACCATGTTCAGCGCCCATTAATTCTTTGTCTAATTTATCTAATCTTTCTTGAGACATTGTATCTCCGTATTTATCTTTATATTTTTTTAATTGACCTATGTAATCATTAGTTCCAAATAAAGACACAACACCTTGTCCACTTAATATAGAATCCTCTCCATATCTTAATAATCCTGCAGAATTGTTTCTGTTAATCATTTTATTTTTATTTAAATAACTTATTTGATCTTTAAGGTAAGGATTATAATTCATTGAACCTTCTCTTAATGGGTTTCTTGCATAACCTAAAGCTAAAGCTCCACCTAATAAAAGTCCCGGTCCTATCATACTACTCATTTTTCCACCACCCATTACACTTTTAAGAGCTTGATTACCTATCATTTTCATTGGATCAAAACTAATTTTGTTATTAGTAAAAGGCATTCCAAATGTATACTTAGGATTTCCTTGTTGTTTATCTATGCCTAAAAGTTTAGCAGCATATGGATAACCATACTTCATAGCTAATGATTCTAGTAATGCTGATGACATTATCGTCTTCCTCCAGCATGTATATCTAGTCTAAAAGTTCCTAACTTCCAACTAGTATCTACTGCCGTATTAGATATTGTAAGAGCTATAGCTCTTGCTCTTGCACGTGTATCTACTTTTGTGGTGCTAGATGTTATAGTAAAGGGTCCAAGTGATGAGCTTGCTGCTGTGTCACTAGGATAATTTCTTAAATCTAATTGTATAATAGAACTACCTTGTTGAGATATAAAATCAGGTATAATTCTACTAACTCTCATAATGTTTTCACCATCACCTCTAAGATCACCTAAATTAGTTGCAGCTCCTCTAACAACTTTTTGTGTAATATCATAATCACCAGAAGTAATATCAGCAGGAATTGCTGTTGTTACTCCTAATCTTACTTGATTAACTCCTGTTTCATGTTCATAATAATATGAAATTCCTTCTGTGTTACCAACTACATCAAAAGATGTATCTGTGCCTGCATCATATTGAGTTGCATGAGGTAATCCAAATACAGCAGAATCTTGCCATGAAGTTCTAATAAATAAAGGACTTGCGTTTACAAACCATATAGGTCGTTTAGCAGTTGAGTCTAGATAACTATAAGTAACAGACTGTGTATTTACATTAGAGCCAGCTTCTGGATAAAACCATGTAACTTCTCCAAACAAGTTATTAATACCTGCATAAACCATTTGATTAGATGTTGTATTTAAATTGTCATAAACATAGTCTTCAACTAAACAATCCATAGATTCTAGTTTACCTGTGTATCTAAAAAAACCATTATCAGACATCCAATAAGCAGCACCATCAACTTCAACAGCTGCATTCTTACCAATCAATCCACAGTTAGTACCAACTTGTTCAAAGGCAAAAGTAAAAGGAGTTCCAACAAAACGCATAGTAAATAAAGCCGTATCACTCCAAACATATAATGCATTTCTACCAAGTTTAGCACCTATGATCCGTGATCCAGCGGCCAGTCTTTGTGTACCAGCACTATTTTCAGCTGTAGGTGTGTATTCATTAATATTTTCTTGAGAAGAAAACCTAATAAACATATCGTCTTGTGTTGCTTTGTTACCAATAGTTGTTTCTGTTCCAAAAAATACTAAGTGACGATCGGGAGTAGAGACTAACATATCTCTCGACGCTGTAGGTGCACCTGTTATAATAGTTGCACGTGTTGCTGTTGCATTAGATGCATCTGCATTCCATTCAAAACACTCACCATTAAATATTAAAGCAATAAGTGTACTTCCTAAATTATCTAATGCCCACATACCAGGTTCTGCAACTTTATCCGTGGTCGATGCTGCTTGGCCCCAAGCAGAAAAAGCACTATGATTAGTAACTGTTGCACTGGTGCTATGAGCAGCTCTGGTTGTTCCTCTAACCGCTCTAGTAATTCCAGTAAAACTTGTAGTCGTAATTCCTGTGTAAGATATTTCTTCTGTTCCGACTTGTATAAAATTTGTTCCTGTGCTTGGAAACCCTGTTGTGCTTGCTACATTAATTGTAGTTCCCGATCCACCAGTTCCAAAAGCATTATCTCCTAACGATCCATTTAATGTAGTTGTTTGTGGATTTGTAACGGTGCCGCCCCACTGTGATATACCATAACCAAAGACTCCAACCTGTTCAGCAGGTCCTACGTGAAAATATTGAAAAAAAGTTATAGCTCCAGATGTAGTTGCTCCTGCTCCTGTTTCATTACTACCAGCATTTATTTCTAAAGTTGTAGTTGTAGGTACAGAAGTTACCATAAACTTTTTATCACAAAAAGTTGTAGACGAAAAATTAGAACCTGTAATAGCTGTAAAAGTAGAAGGATCACCAAATAATATAATATCACCTACTTCAAAATTGTGTGCAGAAGCAAAAGATAAAGTAACAGTTGGTTGTCCATTAGTCGTACTAAATGCGCTAGTAATAGCTGTACCAGATGGGTTAACTAAAGGATGTATATCATAGTAGACTCCGCCAGAATACACATATAAAATTCTATTAGTACCAATAGCTGCGTACTTAATACCTTCTTTATTAACCATGTGATGCAAACCTCTAGCTGCACCGGTTAATTTACTATCTCCTAATTGAGACCAACCACCTATTTTTTCAGGTGTACCATATCTAAAACGAACATTTGTACCACCTGTCCATTGAGACTCCGCTCCTGTAGATGTAACTTGTTTGTTGAATCCTGGTAAAAAACCTAGTTTTTGTAACATATAAAATCCTGTTTAATAGGTATTATATCAGATTTTTGAGTATATCAATATATTTTAAGCAAGAGGAATCAGTGGTGGATCATCCCCCTGCAAGCCTAATATGTATATTATTTTTTATTTTTTGTCAACTTCACACCTTTGAACCAGGCAGGTAATCCTAGTAAAGGTCGTTTGTCTAAGTAATTTTCTTTAGCCATTTTAGAATTAGCTTTATTATAATGCAAAAATACTTGTCCACAATTTTTACCAATAAATTCTTCTCGCCAATGTTCTAAATCACAACCAGAATAAATTAACATATCACCTGGTTTTAAATCTATTTTAATACCAGCCCCACCTTTTTTACCTGTAGGATCAAGATATATAGGCCATGAATCACCACCTAAATTTAATGTAGTAGATATTTCACACGAGTATCTATCTTTATGTCTAGCAAGAACATCACCTTTTTTATATATTCTTGCATAGGAATATGTAGGACTTAACTTAATACCGGTGTGTTTTTCCATAACAGGTTTTACTTCTTGTAATAAAGTTTCCATAACCATGTCTGCGTAATGTGAATAAGTATTTGGAACTTGATCATCATTCCACACACCAAAATATTCTGTAAAAGGAGATATATATTTAGAGTCAAATAAAAATTTTGCAACGTTTTTTTTGTTTGAAAAATATTTATATACAAATTCTGCCAGTTCTTTTGTAATAGCCTTTTTTAATACACTATATTTATTTTTTTTGAATGACATTTAATACTCCTTTCGGTATGGCTTGACAATTCCAATGTATAAATCTAAATGGCTCATAACCCATATCAACAATAAATTGATGTGGCATATACGATGGAAAAAAAATCATTCTACCTGGTTTAACTTTATAATGTAATTGTGTATTTGCATAAGTTAATTTAGTTTTATCTTTTTCAGGTAGTAAATTCATTAAATTACCGGGTCTTGGATCTTCAAACAAAGGCATTGATGTTTTGTCACTAGCTTTTAAAAAATAAAAACCAGACATGTGCCCGTTCCAATGAGTATGTAAAGAATGATGTCCTGCACCGTTTTTAGCAAATTCTTGTACCCACATTTCAGTTACAAAAATTTCATAATCAGTTATGTCAAACCCCATCTCGTTTAATAAATTATAAGAAGTTGCACCCACATAATTTTGTAAATTTTTAAAATTAGGATCATTAACTAAAGATGTTGAATGAAAAACATTACCCATATCACCTTTATTTCCAAATTTTTTATTTCTTTTATTAATTGTTTCTTTTAAATTTTTTTTAGATTTTTTGATGTATGGATCAGAAGCTTTATTTAAATTTTTTACAAATTCAGGTTCGTCAGCATACCAAATTGGAGACTTAAAATATTCTTCTTTGATTAATTGTTTAGGATAGGTTTTTTTTGTTTTCATATTTTAAAAATAGTTAAAGTTAACTGTTACTCTTCGTTTACGATTATCACATAAACTACTTGCATGCGGAACACTTGGATCAAATAAAACTGCTCTGTTAGCTTTTGCCTCTACTGTTTCATCTTTAAAATAAGTAGAACCATTATTATTATTTATATAAAGCAAACATCCTTTATGTTTAAATGGATAGTCACTGTGATATTCATTTTTTTCTGCTTTGTGTATGTGACAGTAATGATTTGCTTTTATTCTTATAATACTTTTACATTGTAATTTTTGAATTACTGGAAGCCACATATTAAACAAGTCACTAACAACTCCTGGTTCTCTGTAAAAAGTATGAGTAAAATAAAATTTAGCATCAGGATCTCTTGTCATAAAATCATTGTAGTACCAAGGAAAATGATCTCCTAAAATAATATTTTTAATATTATTAAATACTTCTTTTTCTAAAAAATTATCTATTACTTGAATGGCCATCCTAGATTCCATATAACTAAACTGTTTCTTTCTCCACTTTTTACTGGACATACTCTATGCCATACAAATGAAGGAAATACAACTAAAGATCCTTTAGGTAATATTTCTTTACATTTTCTAATATTTGATTTTTTACCAGGGTCTGAATTTTTAAAATCAAATTCTAATTCACCACCTTTATAATCTTTTGGATCAGATAAAGTAACAGTTACAGATAGTTTTCTAATTTTTCCGTTATAAGACAAGTCTAACTGGTTGTCATAAGGTTTGTCCCAACTATCACAATGCCAATCATAATACTGGCCTTTTTTATATTTTGTAAATTGACATGGTTCAGAATAACTCCATTCAAAATCCCAACCTGCATTAGCATTTGCCTTATGAACAAAAGGTTGTATTTCTTTGTAAACCCATCTATCATTTATCCAAACAATATTAGAATCTCTTTTCTTTTTTAAATCTTTAATTTCTTTATTGTTTAATTTTTTATTACCATAACCACCAGTCACTGCCATTTGATCTTGTAACTGTTTTCCATATTTTATAATTTCATCACAGATACGTTCTGGAATTGCTGATTTAAAATACCAATAATAATTCGTTAAGTTCATATGTCTTTATGAATTTAATATAGTTTATTTTAAAATATTTGTAAAGAGTATTTATTGAGGGACCCAAGAAAGTGTGGAAACATCCCAATCAAACATACTGGGTGTATGAGAATTAGATTCATCTTTTTCATTTTCTGCAGTCCATTTTTGTCCTGCTTCATTCCAAGAAATAAAATGATATCTTGTAATTTTAGGATCACCTATTGATTTACCTTCAGGTAAATCATCTTCTGCTGAATACGTTTCACTTGGGTGATTATAAGTTAGAACCGTTGGATGAGCTATTGGCGCTTGCCAATCATCATTAACATCTAAAGACCATGAAGCGTGAGGTTGAGGTAATAAAAATTTATCTTTAACTGAATCATAAATCATGCCTTTTCCTGCAAAACTTTTTCTAAAATTATTATTATAAGAAGTTTGTTTCCATGTATTAGTTTCAGTTTTAAAAAATTTAGCGCACCATGTTTCACCATCAACGTGCATATCATTTTCTCCTAAAGGACCTGCTGATGTATTAATATCATTACCTACAACTACTACTCTTAGTACCGTGTTGTTTTCATCTATTTCTGCAAAATGTGCCATATTTATTTTTTCCTAATTTTAACCGCCCGCCACACAAAGTGTTCCTGTTACTGTAAATGTTGCTATTTTTGTACTACCTGGTGCACACGCTATGGTATTTGTACCAGGCGCGATAGTGGCACAAATAGAATTTGGATATCTTAAAATAACTACTCCAGATCCACCACTTCCAACTTTAGGGGCACTTGTAGGTGCAGATTCACCATTTCCTCCACCGCCACCACCTCTATTGGTTGTTCCGTTGTTTGATGGGCCTGCATTTGTTGGTCCAGTACCTGGAACTCCTGCCCCACCAGTTCCACAAGGAGAAGCTGCTCCCGCTGTTCCTGGGTTATAAGCTCCACCGCCGCCACCACCAGCGTAAGATAGTGGTGAGCCTGAAATAGACATACCTGTTAAACCAACACCTCCAGCTCCACCAGGACCACCTAATGGTACTGGACTTGAAGGTTGACTAGTTCCACCTGCTCCTCCTCGGCCTCCGCCGCCAGATGCTCCATAACCACCAGCACCACCACCACCGGCCGATCCTTGAGGTCCTCCTAATGGTACTGATACGGGAGGAGTGTTACCCGCATTACCTGCTTGTCCATGTCCTCCACCAGCTCCTGATCCACCTGTACCAGTTCCACCTGGACCTGGTCCATGTCCACCTCTAGTTGCTGTTTTAGAAATACATGCAAGTGCTCCACATGAAATTATTGTTGTGTCTGATCCAAGACCGGCAGAACCACCTGCTCCAATTGTAATATTAAAAAGTCCAGCGTCGAGACCAATTCCAGCTGCACAAGAATTACAATATGAGTATAATAATCCTCCAGCTCCACCACCGCCGCCAATACCACCACGTCCAGCTCCACCACCAGCAACCATTAAATAATCTGCTGTAAATGGATTAGGTGCTAATGAAGAACCTCCAGAACCAAATCCTAAGACCTGATAACCAAAAGATTTACCTTTTCTAGATTGTGTATTTTTTGTGTTCTTACCTGAAGTAAGTTTATTTTTTAAATCTCTCATATCTAAATTCCTTATGCGTCGTTAGCCGCGTCAGTAGTAAAGAATATTTTTACACCTAGAACTCTACATTCTCCGGTAAAAGTATCTGAACCGTCCGCAGCTTTTCTAAATAATTGAAAGTAAGTTTGCTCACCTGCTGCAGGAGAACCTGCAACTGTCATTGCACTACTTTCAGATGTAATTTGTTGATCTTCAACTGTTCCAATACCAGCGTCTGTAACTTCTATTGCTGTTCCGTATGCAACATCAATAGTATCATTATCTGCACATGCAACACCCTGTACGCCAAAAATAGCATTTCCTGTATTAGTAGAAGAAGGAGACCAATAAACTTGATAAGTTAAAGTTCCCTCATTCCATGATTTTGGCATAGCCACTGTAAATTGTGTGTATTGTTGTGTGCTAGCATCAAAATCAAATACTTTTAAATCTGGTCTTGTAGCTGTTGTTTCTACTTGAGCTGCATCTGCAGGGTTAGTAGTTGGTCCATACATAGCTGAAGCTGGAACCCACATAGTTTCTTTTCCTG